AAGATTATCAGTATGATTCATCTTGACTTCAATCCAGGATACAGCCATTTTATTAGAATTTTTATTGACTGTACGTCTTACTAAAACATCTGGAAATTTTGGAGATGCTATAGGTCTCTCTGCCACAACTCCAATAAAAGTATTCAAGTAATTTGCGACATCTTTTTCATATTGATCTGACGCTGAGCTCATGAGCAGTAACTCCGGTTCTTCATTCAAGAAGCTTCTGAAAGAAAGCATTTATAAAACCTCTAGTTTTTAGAGTTATTTATAAACCAAGTTATATTCATAGTTAAAGAAGTCTGGAGTCCAATCACCAAAGCCAGAACCTAAGTTAAGTTTACGAGCAACCTTATCTGCTTCTGTCTTATCATATGACTTATTGATAAACTTTTCGTTCTTCTTGTCGTAGATCTTGTAAGTATTTTTATCTTGCTTTACCACGTAGCTCATTGCAAACCTCCTGCTGAGAATAAAGTTTTCTTACTTTTACCAAATACGGTGTTATCAAAGACCGGGTTATCCGAGTCTTGGTTAGTGTTGTTAGCAACAATTTTGTCGTTCATTACATTTCTTTGAGCACTTTCTTCAAGATCAAAGATTTGCATTTTAGCCCTATCGATACCAACAGTAAAACGACGATAGTAACCTAGATCACCCCAACGATTTTTCAACTGCTTAATCATGATTTGACCAAGAGCATCTAGATCTTCAGAAGAGATTAGACCAAGAATACAATCCGCGGTATGAGTGATACCCATAGACTCAGAAGTATTTGTTAGATCAACATCAGAATTTCCGTAACCATCACGGTTAAACTGAGAAGATGTAACTACAGCACAATTAAACTCCATCGACAATCCACGAATTTCTTCGGCGATAGACTTAACAAGAGTATAAGAGTTAGCAGCTGCAGCACCTTTAACACGAGAAGAAGAACAGATGTTGAGATAATCGATAAAGATAACATCTGCAGCAAATCCACGCTTCATCTTTAACTCATTAAGCAAATGACGGAAATGCCCAGCATGAGCAGAACCAGTCGGGTATTCTTTAACAACAAGCTTACCAGTGGTTTTACCTTTAATACGCTCGATTCGCTTTTCATATACATCACGCGGCATGATTTTTAGTTCATCAATTGTAACATCCATCATGTTTGCATCGATACGTTCTGCGATACGTTCTTCGGCCATTTCCATAGTAATATATACCACATTTTTACCCTGAAGTAAATAGCTAGCTGCCATGTGGCACTTAACAAGTGATTTACCACCACCGGTTGTAGCAAGAAGAACAGTCATAGACTTACGAGGCAAACCGCCTTTCGTAATCTTGTTGAGCATGTCAATATCAAATGGCAGACGTTCTTCTTTACGATGATAGAAATCATAGCGAGAGTCTGCATCTTCAATAAAGTCATGGCCAATAGATGTATCAAAACTGATACTTAAAGACTGTGATAGAAGTTCTGGGATAGAACCTTTATCTGCTGACTTGTCTTCTCCATCCATAATCAAAATTGCTTTACGGATAGAATTAAAAAGATCACGATCCTGACAGAACTTCTCGGTCTCAGATACCAACCATTCGATATTCGTATTACCATCGATTTTAAGATCGTCTACATGAGTCATCACATTTTTGTATGAGTTCTCATTAAGATCTTTTCTTTTATCGATAGAAATTTTAAGAGCCTCCACGGATGGAGGCTCCTTGTATTGTTCAACATACGTTGAGTATGTATCAAACACCTTCTTCAAATCGCTGTCTTCAAAATAATCCTGTTTAATGTAAGGATATACTCTACGATAATAATCTTCGTTGAATACTAAATTTGATAGAATTGTTTTTTCAAGCATTATTCGTCATCTTCCTCAATTACCAAGCCATCATCCGAAATTGAAACAGTACCACCTACTGAGAAAGCATTCTTCACGTAGGTTACAAAATCGGTCTTATTAAACATCATATCCCAGAACTCAGAATTGTCAACAATTTCTTTTGCTCTGAGCAATTTATCAGAAATGACTTCACCAGTAGCTGGATCAACTGCTTCATACCAACCAACCTTTGGCTTACGAAGATAGCCACCTTTTTCAGCGACTTCCATAAGACCAGACCACTTCTGAATACCACCTTCCCAACTTACTGTAATCGGGATTTTAGATTTCTCTTTAACATGACGAGATTTCTCGATATTAATCACGAAGTGATAACCTTGAATCTCAGTACCAACCTTATCTTGTTGACGACCGATGATCCAAATAGTATCAGCTGAGTAATAGATACCAGTACCACCAGATACCACGTCTTTCGGGAACAAACCGATTTCCTTATAAGTGTGGTTAACTGCAATCATAGGAATATCTTTAAGATTAAGATGTGGTGTCACGATACGGAAAAGAGACTTAAGAGCTTTTGCACGAGACATGTCAGCAACTGACTTACCGTCAAGAGCATCCTCAACTTCTTTCTTAGAAGCAAGGTTACCAACAGAATCGATAACGATTACGACTTTGTCGCCCTTCTCAATTTTATCGAGCTGTTGCGTAATATCAAATTTAAGTTCTTCTACGTTAGTAATTGGAGTATGAACAACACGATCCATATCAACACCAAAGGACTCAAAATAAGCCTGAGGCGTACCAAATTCCGAATCATAGAAGAGCATTACAGCGTCTTCGTTTCTTTTCATAAATGCAGCTGCCATAACAAGAGCAAATGCTGATTTAAAGTGTTTAGAAGGACCAGCAAGAACTAAGAGACCAGGAACTAGGCCACCATCAACACGTCCAGACAAAGCCACATTTACCATAGGAATAGGTGTAGGAGCCATGTCTTTTTTGCCATAGACTTTAGAGTCCATGATAGGAGCAGTCATTTTAATTGTACTATTTTTTACTAGCTTGTCAAGCAGTCCCATATTATGCTCCCTCTACGATTGAAAATAATTTCTTCTTATAGGCCTCAATCTTAGCAACTCGATCAGGCCAATAAATTGTTGACTTTTCTGGATTCTTACAAAGATTATCCAAGAAAGGTGTAATAGATTTAAATAGAAGTTCTAGTCGATATTCAAGATCATCAGCTTTTACTTTCGCATCTGTGAGTTGATCTTCTACAGATTTCTTTTCATGACTGATTGTCTGAATAGTTTGTTGAGCTTCGGCTTCTCTTTCTTGAAGCTCTTCATCGATAAAAGAGAAGCCGAAGTCAAAATCTAAAACCTGTTCATAGGTTTTATTAGCCATTAGCTAGTTCCTTGAAGATCGAAAGATCGTCATCGTCATCCATAGACATCTTCGACTCGGCCATTGCAGCCTTCAAAGTCGGTTCAGGTGAAGTCTTTGGTTTAGAACTAAAATTGCTTAGATCGATATCATCATCTTCACCTGCATTCATAGACACGCCACCAGAGTGCGAGCTATCTTCAAGAGCAAGAACTCTATAGAGTTTTGCTTTGAGTTCTGCGTACGGTTTAAAATGCTTAGGATCTAGCAATTCCTGGAGTGAATGCTCTTCTTTCCAAACACTTTCAAGCTTATCGTCATCGTCAAAGAGAGGAGCAGCTGCTTCAAACTCTGACTTGTCGTAGTTAGGATAGCCTTCGTACTGACGAATCTTAAGACGGAAGTTAGCACCTTCCCACAGATCAAACGGGTTAACCGGTTGCTCATCAGGAAACTCTGGGTTCATAAGATCGTTGAGCTTGTCGAAGATCTTTTTACCATAAGCGTAAAGGAATACTTTACCTTCGTTTTCAGGATTGGCTCCGTCTTTAATAACGTAGATGTTAGACACGTATTTCAGACGGCGCTTTTGCTTGCGAACTTGTTCTTTCGCAGCGTCAGTACCTACTTCATTCCAGAGTTTACCATTGAACTCTGAAACTGGATCGTCTTGATTGATAGTGGTGAGGGAGTTTTCAATATACCAAAGACCGGTCGGGCCTTGGAAACCATGATCCCAGATGCGGACGAAAGGCATTTCTTCATTTGCTGGGGCAGGTAGGAAACGAATAATAGAAAAACCATTACCGGCGCTGTCGCGGGTTGGTTTCCAGAATTTACCTTCGTTGGGGTCTGAGTAGCTCTTAGACGACATCTTGTCGAGCTGGCTGTTCAATTTCTCGAGGGACTTTGAACGATTCTTTTTAAGTGCGGCGAAATCTACCATATGTGTATCTCCTTGTATAACAATATATGATTTTATGTTGCGATATATATGTTGCCGTAGCAACACATATATTTATATCAGAAAAAACGTTCGCGAATAATACTTTTAAACTTTTTTTCATCAATATTCAAAAAAGGTCTATACTTCTTCGATAGTCTTATTATATCACGCGCGACGATTTTGTCAACGATTTCTTTGTCCCAATACGGAAAAATATTGGAGAGGTTCGTTAGAATAGTAAATGATTCGAGCGTGATTTTTCTTTGGACATATAAACCCATAACATGAGGGTGTTGTCCGTTATTAGAGACGAAATTTTGTTGATAATCGTCTTCAAGTTTATTTAAGTCTTCTTTAAAAACTCTGCCTAACGAGTCTGTCTTTTTCTTCCATTCAAAATATCTATCTTCGCCATCTTGCTCTACAATTTCACGTATGAAAGCATTCGGTTTAACTATCATATTTGCTAAAAGAAGATTTTCTGGATCTTCTTTGTTTGCAAGTTTATGAAAAAAGAAAACATCATTACGAGTACGAAAGGTATCGAACGATGCTTTTATCTTTCCTCTATACTTATGATAGTCATATCCGTCTGTAGTAAAGTGCTGTTTTAATGCGAGATATTTGACATAGAAATTAAAAGATTCTTCATTCGCAAAGGTCAATGATGTCTTGATCATCTTTCCTTACCAATTTAAGTTGAACAGCATCGGTTCTTACTTTCTCCTTTAGAATAGAAGATTTCTTTACGATGTCCGCGACCGCTTCAATTTCGAGATCATTTATTCTTGCGTACTCGATAAGAGCATCAATATAATTTACACCATTAGCTAACATTTCTGCTATCTCGTGGTGTACTCTTTCAGGCGTTCTTGGAGTTAATAAACTCATGAAATTACCCATTTAATGTTCTGATGCCGTCGATCCAATTCTCTGCAACAGAACGTGCCCAGTGAATTGACTTATCTTCGTAAATCTCTTCTTTAATAAATTCTTCATTAATAAAAAAGCGGGTGCCGCATCCATTTTCTGTTTCGAAAATCTCGACTTTTAATTTTTGTCCTACTTTTTCCGCAAAAAGAGTATCACCTGCCATAATTTTATGCTCCTTTATGTGTGAAGTTGCTTTCATACTGCCGCAATTTGAGCAGTAATCTACTTGTACCTTGAAGCCATAATTGCCAAGGGTAATGTGTTTGATGCCTCTAGTAATATTAACTATATCACAGCAACCCGCAGGTGTCAACTGTTTCATTTTACATATGCTCCTATTCGGCCGTGGATGTCTGGATATTCTCTGTATCTATAATCATCAGGAGGGTCTATAGTTTCACCTTCCCACACAGGAATAAAGTGTGTAATGCCACCTTCGAAGTCTTCATTGTGTCTAAAGTGAACTTCGATAAGTTTACCACCAATATACTCGCAGTTTATCCATTCGTATTTATTAGCAAACTTTTTTAAAATATCGGGCAATTTAATACGATCTGCAACACGGACCCAGTGATCCCACTTAACAAATGTTTTATCGGACTTATGTCCTTCTACTGCTAGTACTTGTTTACCCCAATGATAGTCTATGCTTAAATGTCTGCCTTCAAACCAGTCACACCAAAAATGTCCTACAGGTAAGTGGCATGTATCTTTTTCTAACCACAGTTTTTGAGCACCTAATCCTAGTCCTAACATATTAACACAAGGTCGTACAATATAATAACCCGGATGAGGAACATCTAATCCTACTGGTCCGCAATTATAAAACATTTTTCTAGATAGTATAAGTTTGTCTAATGCCCACATGTCGTCTGGATTAATATCTTGCCACACTTTGTCTTCTTCAGTAAGCATTATATCTCCTCGAATAGAACGTTGTTAACATAACGATCTTTATCCTCTTCAGAGATACCCATAGCAAGAATAGAACGATGCAGGTGAGGATTCATTTTTTGATTTGTGCAATACTTATTTAAAAGTGGTTTTGTATCTCGTGATCCTTTATATAACACAAAGGAATTTGACATGATATTATCTAAATAATGATTAAGAAGATCTTTTGTAACTTGAATAAATTGATCAAGTTCTTCTTCTGTATTGATATTTCCAACAGCTATCATATCAGGAGAAAAGATTTCCTGAGCCCATTGTGGAAGTTCACGTGGTTTGTTCCACTCTAATCCTTTTACTCTCATCTCCATATATTGATGATACGGATGCGGGAATCCATGCAAAGGCGAGTAATCCATAAAAGATCCAGTAATCTTTTTAGGTCCAGCAACAATATCAAACCCGAGAATAGGAAGTTCAACAGAAGGTCTCGGAAACACATTAACATGCATGAGCCAAAGACCTTTATCATTTTCAGGTACGATAGTTTTTAAATGGGCTTTTGATACACTAAAAGATTGCCAGAACGTGTCTGTCCATCCTGGAAAGTGCATATCGTCTGTATATTTTGGATTATCGAAACGATCAAAGTGCTGATCGAATTTGCTTTCTATATAAGAAGCATACTCGTTTAATCTATCCCAGAGTGGCGTCATATTTTCGACGTAAACGTCAGCTCCCTTCTGACAATTCATCAAATAAGCGAGAAGCGAAATCAAAACAAATCTTAGCTTCTTCTGCCATACCATCGTGAAGAAGTAATCTAAATTGTTCGATTAAGTATTGCTTATCTGCATCAAAATCGTACATCTTGCCAGATCCTGGAACGCGCTTCTTGATGATTTGACCACCATGAAGTTCTCCGAAGTGTCGAGTGTACATGTGTGCTAGAAGTTTCTCGTTGTCACCTTCATCTTCTAGATCAAGGATGTGAGATACGTAGTCTGCTACAGATTGTGGAAGATCATCGGGGCGCTCAAAGTTAAACATTTTTTCGAGCTCTTCAATGTCTTCTAAAATACGATCTGCTCTTTTGATCGCCTCTAGCTCTTCTGGTATATTAGTAGCATTTTCAAGAGCCATATAGTTGTAATGCTGGCAAACAAGAAAAATATAGTATTTGTAAGGATCTATATCGCCTTTAATTAGATCACGAGCAAAAGCTCTTCTCTCTGCTGACTGATGGTGTGCCCAAGTCAATTCTTTCAATTTGTTACTCATAATAACATCTCCACTTGCTTATATTATAATGGTATTTATTACGAGAAAAGGGGCAATTTCTTGCCCCTTTCTTAAATTATTTTCTATATTATTAGAAATTAAAAGTTGTAGTCAAAGTAATTTCACCACGCTCAGATGCTTCGAAGTCGTATGAAGTACCAAGCTCAACCTCAAGTTTATCAAAGCCAGTTGGGATATAGCTTACACCAAGAAGAATTTCTGGAAGAACTTCAAATTGGTCGTCAAGAGCAAAACCATCAGCCTTGTTCCAAACGTTAAGGTCGATACCTGCAGTAGCAGTTAGACCTTGAGCAAACATTGGCGAATAAGATAGTTCAGGGGTCGCAACAAGCGAAGCCGATTCTGCGTCTACTTTGTACTCTCCAACAACTTCAGTGTTGAAAGCAAGACCAGGAACCGGAAGATCCATGGCAGAAACAGTGGTTGTAGAAATAGCGGTCACGGCTGCCGTAGCAAGAAGAAATTTCATCATTTTGTTTTTCCTTTTTCTGTTTTCATGAAAACGCAACTTTTCTGTTTCTAGGTAAGTTGCCAACCCACAGGATTATGCGGCTAGCGCGTAAGCCTTAGGAGCAAAATTATCGTTTGCATTTACTTTATTGGCCGAATAACGTAAGCCACCACGGTAATCTCCACGTCTTTTCAACACCTGTCGATCCTAATTTCGACCCCAGCAAAGATACACTAGTTTGGATTTGAACCTTGTTCTAGTCTTGTCGATCTGCGCTTCCCACAGTGCTGACCAGTGTATCTATGGTGGAGTCGTCGGGTACCGCCCCCGAGTCCAGAATGTTTATCGTCTGCTTCAACGATTACTAGTTATATATAAACTAAAAGGGCAGAAATGTCAACCACTTCTGCCCTTAGATTTAATTGTGTGACAAAAATATCACTTCATATTTGCTACGGTTTCTTGAGTCTTTGCAAGTTCTGGGTCTGGCACTAAACCATATTGAGCCAATGCACCGTCTGGACCAGCCATGTCGTCAGAAACGAAGAACTCAACATATTCCTTTAGACCTGGAATTACACTAAGATGTGCGTTCTTAACATAGAAGTACAGTGGGCGGCTGATTGGATAATCACCGCTTGAGATTGTTTCTACTGTAGGGAATACACCACTCACGGTAGCTACTTCTAGTTTATCAGTGTTGTTCTGATAGAAGCTAAGACCAAACACGCCGAGTGCTGTCTTGTTTGCATCTAGACGTGCAAGTGTTTCGGTATAGTCACCATCGATATCTACAGAAGCACCATCGGTACGAACATTCACGCATGCTTTCTTTTGATCGTCGTCTAGCTTTTCAACTCCAAGAGCTTCCTTACAACCAGCTTCCATAACCTTCACATCGAATACTTCACGAGTACCGTGCTTGGTTCCAGGGATGTAAGCAAGGATCTCTACTGCTGGTAGAGCCGGATCAATATCACTCCAAAGCTTTGCAGTGCTATCAGCATGTAGTGCTGTGTAGAGTTGAAGAACTGTTAGATCTTTAATATTAAGTTGTCCGATGTTTGACGCAAAAACAATGCCATCATAACCAATACGAACTTCGGTAACCTCACCGATTACTTCTTCACACTTGGCCCATTCTTCATCTTTCATCTTTGATGAACTGTTTGCAATATCAACCGTATTCTCGCCGGTTCCTTCACATAGTTTCTTGCGGCCAGCACCCGAACCGCCACCTTCTACGACTGGGGTTTGGAAGTCAAAATTTTCACCGAATGATTCGGCAACGATTGTAGCGTATGGAAGAACAGTGCTTGAGCCCGTAACTTGTACATTGTCACGAGCAAACGCGGTAGTGCCAGCTAAAGTAATAGCGGCTGTTAGCATAATTAGTTTATTCATAAAAAATCTCCGTGTGTTGTTGTTGCGCACGCATCGAAAGATACGATATCTTTCAGTACATATATATCACGCAACTGTAACAAAGTGATTACAGGCTTGTAACAGTTAGATTATATTTTGCGTTTTCATAAACTTTTTTATCCTTAAATAAATAAAACATGATTTATGAATTAGATGTACCACACTCAGTTTTAGATAACCTTATTAATCTGTCTTCGAATGGTAAGAAGACAGAAATGACAGACTTATCCATTATAGAAGAACAAGACAAGATAAAAGATATAGTATCAAATCTCGTAGATACATCTTCTTATTTTTATGGTAATTTATTTAATCATTCAAATCCGTTTACAATTCACAGTGACGTGAGTTTTAAAAAGAAAACAATTCTTTTAATTCCAATTAACG